GGGATGACTTAACGGTAATTGATGGTACTACCGGTGAAGTGATCCAGAAAAAGAAAAGTGATTTACTCATGGACAAGATTAAAAAGGCCAAAGGCGCAAGCGCACCTGTTGAGGATGTTGCACCAGCAGCAACGCCGGAGCAGATGAAAGAGCTACACGCTTTAATCGCAGTCAAAGGCTTTACCAATGGACGCATGACAAAGGCAATGGAGCATTACGGGATTGAAACGCTTGGACAATTAACAGCGTCACAGGCAGATGATTTTATTGCCCGATTGCATAAAGAGGCCGATAAATGAATCTAACCGATATACAGCAAATGGCGTTGGAGACAGCGCCAACCGAACAGTTAGAGGAAGCATTATTGTGGTCAGTGGAAGCATCGTATTGTTTGTAGTGGGGGCGGTCATCGGTTGGGTTTTGCCAAAGAACTACTTAAAGAAAAAATATGTGGTGATGGATCAATCGAAGAATATTATAGGGTATATAGAATAAATTTTTATCAGGATAATGAAACCAAGTGGACATTTAAACTAACTCATTTGGAGTTAGGTTTTAAACTCGATAGCATGAGGGAACGATATGAAAATTTTGCGGAGGCTTTTAAGGAAGCCACGAAACTTATTGATGGGCTTGATGGTGTGTCTAGCGCAGATGAATCTTGCTGAAAAGATGGTGCTTGCCATCTTTTTGATTCTATCGAATATGGTCATTCTTTTGATACTCACGGTCATTTATTTGGTGGAGCAATTGCCATGAGAAAATTTCAGATAGGCGAAAGCGTTTATACATTTGTTGGACAGAGGCTTTTGCAATTAGAGGTAAAAGATTATTACGATGAATTACGATTAAGCGCAGAGGGTAGGGATGCAATTTATTGTGTCTATGAGATTGATTGCCATTTATCAAAGCATGAGGCATTCATGGGTATGATGACATGCTTGCATAAGATAACTCTTGATACTTGGTTTGCTCCAGTATGCAATCATGAATGGAAAGCAAGAATGGCAAAGCTACCCAGTGTCGGTTTCGAGATACCTATAGAACCAGTAAGGACAGAGGTTTATTGTCATCTATGTGGGAGCGTTCAATGAAGGGAATCACGACACACCACGCAGGAAAATTTGCCAAGCGCAGTAGTGGAACACTTACAGCACGAAACCAAAGACGGCTTGAGCGGAAAGGCAAGCACATGAAAAAGGTACGCTGGGAGGGCGACACGCTACTTATTCCGAAAGAGGATCACAAGAACTATTTTGAAGTGATTAACAGCGCACTTGAGGTTATGAAAAACAGTTCCGTTCCTCTTGATGAAGGAACGATTGTGGTTACACCGGAAGGGATTAAATACAAATATACAAATGGAGATTGGCAAATTGAAGAGACTCAAGACACTGATTGAACTGATAGTCTATCCCTTGATCATAGGCTTGATTATAGGAGCGGTTTATTTTATGGAGAAATACCGCTATGATGATTGCAGAAAGGTAGGGCATACATTTTGGTATTGCCTAATGGATATCAATAAATAAGGATTTTGAATGTTAGATTTAATGCGCGACTATTCCCCAAGCCGACCAGTTCCAATGGCCGAATGTAATGTAAGATCCGATGATACTTATAATCGTGATCCAAAAGAAGATATCAATACCGCTATTGGCTATGTGTTTGAGCTAAACGAAAAACTTAAAAAACTTCACCCCTTGGCTAATCACATGATTACCAGAATGTTAAAGACGGGGTACTAAATGAATCCACTGGCCGAGCTTGAAAAGCTATCCCAATTTTTACATGGTGCGCATTCAGTTTGTGATCATGATAATTCAAGCATGACATTCCACATGGCAAAGCATACACTGGATGAAATTATCACCGAGATAAAATTAAATCATGCGAGGCCATTTTTTGTTCCATGTGATTCTAATATCTAGTTATTACAATAATCAGACTTAGTGCTGTTTTTGTATACAGTCAGCACCAAATAGAATACATACAGAACTTATTGTAAATATGTTATACTGGTCAAGGATAGACCAACAGAATGGAAGCAAATTAAACAGGGTGTTTTAGTATTTGTTTCTGTCATTAAGATTTATACTCTATCCTTTTGTACACGTTTTAGACTGCAAAAATTAACATGGTCAAAATTTGATACCCTCTTTCATGAGGACACCAAAACAAGGATGCGGATAGATGGATTTCATAAAAGCCCCAAGAGGTTTACGCAATAACAATCCGGGAAATATCCGAAAGGGTACAGAATGGAAAGGTGAAACACAAGGACATGATCCGGCTTTTGAAACCTTCACATCCGTTGAATACGGAATCAGAGCAATATTTAAACTCATAGACACCTATATAAAAAAATACAATCTTGAAACGGTACAAGGAATCATAGCCCGATACGCACCAGCCTTTGAAAATCAAACAGCCAATTATATTAATAGTGTGGTTCGGTACATGGTAGAGCATGCCAATGAAGACCAGCTAGTTTATCTCAATGCTAATATGAACATGAGCAAGGTCACAGCCCTTGGACTCTTACCTTTATTTGTGGGGGGAATCATAGAGCATGAGAATGGAATGCAGCCTTTCAACTTTCAATTTATAGCGGAGTGCCAAAAATTATGAGCAGAGAATTAAGGGAATTAAACCGAGAGCAATGCAATAATATTCTGGTTTGGGAAAAGATAGAGCAGGATATCACCAACGGCAAACACACCTACAGGGCGAAAGTTCCCGGAGGTTGGCTTGTGCGCTTTATCAATACAGCAGTACAGCCACAAGATTGCGATTATCTTTTTATAGTTGATCCAAAGTACACATGGGAAGTTAAAGAGGACAAACCAAGCGAGTAAGCATGGACTATAATTATTCTATAAGAGAGGACGTTTGGCTTGTCTTTAAGAATGCAGAGGATTATTGGGTTCAGCGATTTTGCAAAAAAGGGTTTGGCCATGTGCTGATGATAACGCGCGATAAGTACAACTGGATGTACTTTGACCCACATCAGCTAAAGCTTACCTATGGGATATCACCCTTTAAAGCAACTGATGATGTACCCCGTATGCTAAGGAATGAAGGACACACCGTCCTACACGTTACGCTGTTTGAGCGAGGCACACATAAAAAACTTAGGTACTTTGCTTTGTGTGATTGCGTGTCGTTTATTAAATATGCCATGGGGTTATCTATTCGATGCTTCACCCCTTATGGATTGTTTAAAAACTTGCTAACCTTAACAGATAAACAAAAATTTAAGAACGGGATTATTAGCGCACGACAAGTTATCTAGGAGGGATACACAATGAGCATAGGACGGCATGCAAGAAAAAGAGCAGCGGAGCAAGCAGAGCAAGCTTCGATTAAAGAAAATCGCCTACTCGACCAGCAAGAAAAAGAGCTTGCTAAAGAGGAAGCCAAGAAAGGGGCAATGGAACGCGATATTGAATCCCAAAGAATCGCTACTATGAGGGCGCGTTTTGGCGGTCAAGTACCGCAACAAACTGGCGGTAATCCCAGCACCCCCACATCAACAAGACAAGGCATAAAAAATCGCACGCCAACATCCTTGACCGGTACAAGTGGCAAGACCGGTACTCAAACCGATCCGATGAAACAAACCATTATGTCAATGATGCTAGGTAAAGATGATGGAGTAATGTAATCATGGCCAATAAATTAATTGTCCATGAGGACAAAGCGATTGATCAAATGAGCGACTATACCAAGCTAATGAATCGGTATAAGTCCGCAGCCGGCGATTGGGATAATTGGAAGTCTCTTTATATGGAGGCTTATGATTATACGTTCCCGGATAAAAACCCGTACTATGAAGAATATGATGACACGCCCGGCCAGCGTAAAAACTTGCAAGTCTATGACAATACCCAATGTATTGGCGCAAGACAGTTAGTATCAAAGCTTCACGCAAACCTTGTACCCCCTTCACTGCAATGGTTCGAGCTAGAGCCGTCCGAGCTTGTAACGGATGAGAATCAGAAAAAAGCCATTCAAACATCCCTACAGCAATTGACCGCTATTATTTATAATTACATCAACGGTTCAAACTTTGACCTAGCCATTAATGAAGCGTTCCATGACATGGTTATTGGCACGATGGCTTTTCAGGTATTCCCAACTGATGATGACAAGCACCCGATTATATTTAAGACATGCCCAATAGATAACCTAGCCCCCGAACAAGATGCCTTTGACCAAGTAAACACCGTGTGGCGTGAGTTTGAAGACCTTTGCTTTGACGATATTTTATTGCTATGGCCAGATGGCAAGATTGCGGATTCGATGAAATTAACGCACAGCCAAAATCCTCAATCAACCTATAGTTTTGTGGAAGGGGTAATTTACGACCACACGAAAAAAGATTATCGAATCGTGGTGATGTGGGAAGAGCAGCCTTGGTTTGTGGTGGACAAGCGCAGCATATCAACCCCATGGGTAGTGGGTAGATGGTCAAAATCAGCCCGAGAAATTGGCGGTAGAGGACCAGCAATTCAAGCACTACCAACAGCGCGAACTGTAAACATGATGGCACGATTCTTGATTGAAGCAGCAGCCATGAACGCAACACCCCCATGGCTTGGCTTTAGTGATGGAGTCTTTAACCCGAATACCTATGTGATACAGCCCAACACCATTATTCCCATATCACCAGAAAGCGCGGCTAACATGCCCCTAAGAAAGCTTGATGTGACGGGGGATGTGCAGTTTGGCGAGTTGACCATGAACGACCTACGCAGCCAGATTAACTCTTTGATGTACGTTGATCCAGTCCGACCCGTTCAATCACCAAGTCAAACAGCAACCGAGATTATGATAAGACAGCAGCAGTTTCTTGAAAGCATTGCGCCAGCATTTGCCCGGATAGAAATTGAAGTATTACCTAAGCTGATTAAGCGTGTGATTTTCTTGCTGATGGAGAAAGGGCTTTTACCATCCGAGCTTAACTCACCTGAATTTAGAGAGCTGTATCGAGTACGATTTAAATCGCCTCTTGAGCAATCCCAGCAATTACAAGATGTTCAAAAGCTAATGCAGTATGACGCAGCCATGAAGACAATAGCCGGTGAACAAGGTTCAATCCTGTCTTACAATTTACCGCAATTGCCGACTTATCTTGGTATGAAGTTTGATATTGACCTATCCCTGATTCTATCGCCGGAGCAAATTCAAGAGAAGATGGACGCAGCATCAGCAATGACGCAACCCAACCCTAACGAGAATGAAGCCCCTGATTCTGTAGAGTCAACAGCAATGGCAGATACACCCGAAGAGATGGGCGTGGAGCAGTAGCCTTGAAGAAACGAGGACGAGGACAGTTTGTCAAAACGGACGACCACGAGGACATTTTGAACGGTAATGCTAAGTATGTTTATGATGCAAATTTTCATCCACAAAATTATGTAAACCAGAGCAAGGAAGGATTGCACAAGGTTCACATATTACTGGATTGGAACATTACGCCTAAATTATTTAATCAGTGGAAGGGGAAATATCCAGAATTACAGGATGCTTATTTTATCGGTCAAATGGCCTTTCAAGTGTATTGGATTGATTTTCTTAAAGACAATCTGGTGTTGGATTTTAAGACTACATTTAATCAAAGAGGATGGGAACAGATAATGCAGTACGGGGAATTAAATACCCGTGAGCGTTTAATCTACCTTACCGACCTACACAAGAAACGCTCATTGAAAGAGAAAAACAAAGCCGTACTTGATGCGCTTTGCAATCAGTTAATCACTTTGAGCGAAGCACATCAGATTCAAGACCTGATTCAAAAGCAAGCCAAGCTGATTGAAGTGGCGGATTTATTATCCAAGGTTGAAGAAATAGAGAGGGAATATGGTAAAAAATAAAGTAGGGATGCTTTGCTATTGGTTGACCCGGCAAGATCAAGGCCGTGAGTTACTTGAAGAATTACGCCGAGGGTTAGCCGATGATCCGGTTTTACCGAAGCACCCTGATTATCTGGCACAGTTTGGAGGCGCGGATAATTACGCCGTATGGCGAGCAGGGCAAGCGCATTTTTTGCGTATTATAGAGTTACATGCTAAAGGCTACATAGACCAAGAGAATGCAGCCAAAGCAGCAGAGGAAAAGAAACTTGCAGCCAAAAACAGAAAAGGAGCTAAACAATGAGTTTAATGGAAACAGGAAGTACAGGCGATTCTGGTAGCGTCACTGATTGCGGTAGCACCGAAGGTCAAACCATTGACAGTTTGAATCAGCAGTTTCAGGATTCAACCGGCAAAGAAGGTCAAGGCGGTCAAAGTGATGTGACTGATAATAGCAATGCAGCCTCTTGGTTCTATGATGAAAACATGCCCGGACAAGGTGAACGGCCTGAATGGTTGAAAGACAAATACAAGTCCGCAGCAGACCAAGCGAAAGCCTATAACGAGCTTGACAAGAAACTTGGCAAGTTCCAAGGTGCGCCAGAAAATTACAGCACAGAAATACCTGATGCCCCTGATTTCAAGTTTGAGGAAGGTGATCCGATGCTGGCCGATTTTTTGAAGATGGCAAAGGAAGCTAATGCCTCTCAAGACTTTGTAACCAACGTACTGAATCACTACGTTAAAACCAATCAGTTCTATGCGCCCGACCCAGAGCAGGAAATGCAGAAAATCGGGGTAAATGCCAAGCAAGAGATTAATCAATTGCGTGAGTGGGCAAGCCAGCGTTTAACGTCAGAGGAAATGCAAGTATTCGGATCAATGGTTACTACAGCAGAATCATTCCAAGTATTGCAAAAGTTAAGACGCGCAGCCACATCCACACCAGAGATTGCCGTGGATAAAAACACCAATGCGATTAAAGGTAATGCTGGAATTTCAGAAAGACAGTTAAATGAAATGATAGCTGATCCACGATTTAATACTGATCCCTTATTCCGTAAGGAAGTTGAGGCACACGCTCAAAAGATTTGGGGTTAAAATTTAATCGTTTGGGTATTTGATAACCCAATAAAAATAGCTATACTGTAATTAGATGGATACCAATCTGGTGGCTTTTGCCCCCTTAGCGCCCTCTCAAGGATACCGCTAATGAATTGATTGCCCGTTACTTAGGTGATTTTTTTATTAACGACTAGACAAGGAGAGGGCTATGTCATTAAGCCTGTCAAACGTCCAACAAAAGATTTTCGATGCTATGGTAAAACAAGCATTCCAGTCTAAAGGTTGGCTATTAAGAGAGTGTGCGCGTACCCGTGAAAACGTGGAAGGTACACAGGTTCAATTCCGAAAAATGGGCGAGTTGATTGCGCAACAATACGCATTCCAGTCTCAAGTAACCTATCAAGACCCTAACTTTCAACCTGTAGAAGTGACGCTGAATCCTTGGCGTGTGGCTACCCTACTCGATGATGTTGAGCGTTTCTTGGTGAACTTCGATGAACGTAAAGAAGATGCCGAAGCAATTGCAATGGCTATTGGTAGACGTTCAGACCAGTTACTCATTAACGCGCTTGATGCGTCCGGTACAAGCAATGTGATTCCAGATGCTGGTGCAGGATTAACTTATCTCAAGATTCGTGAAGTTGCGAAGTTCTTTGATGATAACGCCGTTCCGCCAGAAGAAAGATATATTGCCATATCTGCAAAAGGACAAGAAGACTTGTTTGCTGATGATCAGTTCACAAGTAACTTTTATACCAACTTGCACAGTATCACTACTGGTTCATTGAACAACGTATTTACTATGGGTATGAAGTGGAAAATTATCCCAACGATGGCGGAAGGTGGTTTGCCATTGAACGGTAATATCCGCTCAGCATTCGCATGGCAAAAGACGGCAATGGGTCAAGCCTATGGTAAATTCTTCAACACACAGATTGAGCGTGTTCCTGAATACGACTCTTGGCAGATTCTAGGCAAGATATTTGCTAACGCAGTTTGCATTGATAACGTGGGTGTTATCGAAGTGAACTATGATGAATCGGTGAACTATCCTTAATCACTGGGCGACATTCGTGTCGCCTTGCTAACCTTTCTTGGAGAACAAACTATGTACAATCTACAAGGTCTATGTTGTATCAGTAGCCCCCCTTATACCGCCAACCCAAACATTTGGGCGTATGTGACCAGTGATAATATAGCTACCGTTTCGGCGAGTGGTTATTTTGATCCAGAGCCACGCTTGCATGTTAACGATGCAATCCGCGCAACATGTTCAGACGGTACAGTTTGGCTACGTGTAGCATCCCTAAATCCGACTACTGTAGTTAACGATATGAACAACATATCCAACTTACAGGATGGTTACATTTGGATTGGTAATAACCTAAACGTTGCAACCCCAACTGAATTTGCAGCAGCAGTGGCCGCACAGTTGGCAGCCCAAAGCTTGTTACAGTATGTTGCCGTACCCATTACTGCAAGCCAGTTTAACGGCATGTATGCAGCACCTAAAGCACTTGTGGCAGCCGGTGGCGCAAATACATTGCTGGTGTTGGATAAATGTATCTTGACTGAAACGTACAACTCAGCAGCTTATGCAGCCGGTGGTACTGTAGCAGTTCAGTACGATTCAACAGCAAACGGTGCAGGGGTTATCGCTTCAACTACTCTTGCTAACACTGCATTCCAAGGCACTGCAAGCACTAACTTATTCATGAATGCCGGGGTAGTTCCAGCACCCTTTGCAACATGCGTGAACAAAGGTTTGTACTTGTCTAACATCAGTGGTGCGTTTACGACTGGTAACAGTGACATGGTTGCACACGTTTGGTACAAGTCAATCCCAACGGTATAATTTGAGGGGTACAGTATGACGCTTCAAACAGCTTGGACTAAACTTGATATGCTGAATCTTGCCTTTAACATTTTGGGTAAGCGATCCGCAAATGATATTCAGGATTCAGGCGAGTTTTCAGACTCAGCTAATAGAGCGTTTGACTTGCTGTACCTTACAGAAATTTCTCAATACGACTGGCGGTTTGCGTCCAAGATTCAAGTCTTATCGCAAAATGTAATACCGCCAGCCGATCCGTATTGGCAATATGCGTACAACCTACCGTCCGATTATTTGGCATTAAGAAAGACGATGCCAAGAGTACGATTTCAGATTTACGAAAAACAGTTATGGAGCAATGCATCAGCCATGAAAATCGAGTATCGATTTGGCATAGATCCAACGCAATGCCCATCCTATTTTGTGAACTACTTTGTTTTGGTTTTGGCTAAATTCTATGCGAAGTCTGTAGCCGAGGATGCAAACCTTGCCAAAGAACTTGGACAGGAAATGTTTATCGAGAAAGGAATCGCTATGTCAGTCGATGCTCAGAGCAGACCCGGCGAACGACTCTTTGATAACCCTGTTATTAATTGCCGTCAAAACTATTGGGTAGGACGTTATGGAGATCAATAAATGGCAAGTTTCCTACTACAGAGCAGCTTTAAGCTTGGCGAGATAAGCCCTTTATTATACGCTCACATATCCGATAACCTTGAATCACCCCTTTATGCTAAAGCTGCAAGACGCTTGCGTAACTGTTTGGTTATTCCTCAAGGTGGTGCTACTCGCAGATTTGGCACACTTTTTGCAGCAGACTTAACAAGCTTGCAATCCAATTACCTTTTGTACAAACCTTTTTTCTTTGTCCATGCGGATGGTAGTAAATACATTCTGCTATTCACCCCCTTGGCAATAACTATTTACCGCAACAATGCAGTAGTTGCCACAGTGGTTACTACCTATAGCTCTAGTGATATTCCGCTATTGAGTATTGCTCAATCTAATGATTTGGTATTCATTGCGTGCCGTGGACACATACCGGCTATTCTATCACGCACCACACCCCATACCGTTTGGAACTTACAGACAAGCGATCCCTTTGTTCATCAGCCTACTTATGACTTTTTGCAAAACTACGATGCTGCAAGCTTCACAGTGTACTTGCCAAGCACCACAACCATTATCACCACGGCCAATAACTTGATAGGACAGGCGGTAACGGTTCACAGCTTTACAGCCGGAATCTTTACAACCAACCATGTACAGGGTTTATGGTTTGGAGGTGGCGCAACAATACGCCTTACCGCCTTTATTGATAGCCAGAATATGAGCGGTAGCATTGTTCAGGCATTTAATGATAAGTGCGTTATTATCGATTCCAGCGCGTCCAATAGAACTTTACCCGGCACACAAACGGTTATTACAGAGGTACTCTTTAGCACCTTGAGAGGATGGCCGGAGAAAGTGGCTTTTTTCCAAAACAGGATTTGGTTTGGTAAAACCGCATCAGTACCCGGTTTGGTATGCGGTTCAAACTATAATGGCTTTACCAACAAGCGACTGAATTTTGACGATTCAAGGACGCTTGACACCAGCGCAGTATCAACGGTGCTTTATGGTCAAAGGGCTACGATTATTAATCACATGGTGAGTTATAAATCCTTACTGGTATTTACTTCAAGCGGTGTATTCTCAACATCCCTTGATTTATTTGACCCCGTAACGCCGCTAAATATTAACTTCATTAACCTACAATCTGGTGATATATCCAACGATTTGTTGCCTGATATCCTAGAGAACAATGTGATTTTCTATGACAAAGGGGGCTACCGTGTTAAAACTTTGCTGCTTAATGATGAAGGTCGAAACTACCAAGCTGCAACGCTTAATATTCTTGCCCCTCACTTGGTCAACAATCCGTACAGTTCCGCCGTTCTTAGCGCGTCCGGTGACATTGACGGAAGTTATTTATTTGTAATTAATGATTCAGGCGACATGAAAGGCAAGATGGCTATTTACAACCTGATTGCAGAGCAGGGGATCACGGCATGGACTTTACAAGAGACAGGCTTAAATCCACTCACCGAGGGATTCAGACACGTTATCAGTGACGATGAAGACGTTTATTTTATCGTGTCACGTATCGTGAATGGATCGCCTAAACTGTATCTTGAGCAACTTACCTTTGAATATTTAAATGATTGCTGTATCCCATTCACCCAATCATCAAGCACCACTATCACCGGATTAAGCGCATTGCAGGGCTTGGCCGTGGATATCATTGCCGGTACGTCACCAAGCACACAAGGCTATGAAGGTACTTATACTGTATCAGGTGGACAGGTAACGATCCCCCATGCTGTCACAAGCGGATATGCTGGGTTAAGGGTGACACCTTTAATCGGTACATTGCCTTTGCTTGTTCCAACACAAGTTGGTAATAATATCTTTAGACCAAAGCATATAAAAAACATGTACGTTGATTTCTTTGAGTCGCTTAATATTACCGTTGATAACACGAAGCTTCGGTATTTTAATTTAAATGAAGAGCAGCACATGGATGTGGAGTTAGTGCCACAAACGAATTTTGATGAAGTCACACCAATGAGCGGTTGGAATCCCAGGGTAGAAATTGTCATATCCCAAGATGCACCACAACCATTCACTATTATTGGTATTGGCATGACAGTCGAGGCATAACATGGCAGGAATCGATCCCGTAAGTTTACTGGTTATAGGAAGCGTCGCAGCGTCCGGCGCAGGCGCACTATACAGTATGAAAACATCAGGCGAGGCCTATGACATTCGAGAGCGTGCTTTACGGGCGCAACAAGTCAACATGCGCTTACAGCAGACAGAGGCCGATATCCAAAACATGGAGAATCTTGAGAAGGTTCTAGCCCGGCAAGAAGTCATGGCCGGTGTTCGGAACATTCGCGCGGATTCTGGAAGCCTTGGGGCATTGACCAATGACACCTTTAAGCAATATGACCGAATCAACGAATTGAACAACCTTAATTTCACGTCAAAACAAATTGGCCTATTGCAATCACAGCAAGCTAATTCGCTTGAGCTACGCAATAACCAAGTGAAAGCCGGACTTGATTTCGTGGGTAATGCCTTTACCTTGGGCGCAAAATATAAGTCCTTAATGGACATGGACACCTTAGCAAGACGCTCAGGCGATATCACACCAAAAGGAGCTTATTAAATGGCTACACCTGATTTGCCCCAATTGGGCGGTACTCCACAAATTGAAGGTATGGACAGTAACGAGGCCGTTGCAAGTCGAGTCGCAGCATTTGGAAATATTGTCCAAAACTTTACAGACAAAGGGATCAATGTTGCCAGTGAGCAAGTAGGACTCAAAAAGCAAGCCACTGAAATGGTTTTGCATACCAACATTACAAATGCTATGAGAGCCTTTGCCCGGAGTAGCACCAACCAGTTTGATCCCAAAGCCGGCGTGGTGGCCTTTGAAACGCAAGCTGATGAATACATGAATAAGCTGATGGAAGGTCAAACGGGTGTCAATGCTCAGGTAATTAAAGCCTATGCCATTAATGCCAAGATGACTAACTTACAGCCTCTTGAGGCAGCAGTAGTCAAACAGGGTGTGAATGAAGCCAAAATGAATTTTCTGGCAAGCGTTGATTCATTCCAAAAAGACATATCCCAAAACATCAGCCAAGTACCTTTAGCCGATGCGGTCAGTCACCACAATGCGCCGGACATTACCAAGCCCAAAGGCCAGATTGCAGCCGGTAACATTGACTTGGACAAACGCCCCCATGTAAAGCGTGCTAATGGCAAAATAAGTACCGTTGATTCCATCACGATTGAAGAGGATGGCCGATTTATTGTTATTCCAAAGGTTGCCCCTTGGGGTGAAGTCCTTAGCGAAAAAGAGGCTATTGACCAATACCATGAGGAATACGAACACTTAGGGGTATTTGATAATCAAGCCGATGCGGACAAATACGCCCAAGACTTGCATAAATCAGAGGAAGCTAAACTAAAATCAGGCTATGTAGATGACGAGGGTAATCCCGTTGCACCCCCAACACAGCAAAAGCGCATAGCCCCAAGCATTGACTCATTGCAAGCCAATTTAAATAAAGTGCTTACCAACATTGACGCAGCCGGACGTTCAGGACTTATATCCCCTAAGCAAGCGGTGAAATTAAAACAACAGGTAATGCAAACCGCTAATGATGAAATGCTTTACCACAAATACCAGATGGCCGTAGAACAAGGCCACGGGGATGCGTTCATTACAAGCTATGCCAAAGCCAGTCAAGGACGTGAAGGTGCTGCAACCTTTGCAAAACACATAGCCGAATTTAAAAAGATAGAGAATCGCAATCTGGCACAACAAGCTATTACTGAATCTACCGCTAGAGGATTCGTAAAAGATAACCTGAAAAATCTTGAATTGGGTGAGCCAGAAAACACTTATGCCGATTCACTGGCTACCAGTTCGCCTGTATTGTTTCCTAGTTACAGCCATGATAAAGCAGTCGCTCAGCTATCCGGTGGCCTGTATCAGCAGTTTACAGCAGGAAGCGAAACCCAAGCACTGGCCTTGTTTAATTACCTATCCAGCAAGAGCAAGACGCTACCCAATGGGGATGCTAACAAAGCGGTTTATGATCAAGCTTTGGATACCGCTATTGCCAATGCGCAAACCTATTTCAAAGAATTAAAAGCTGATCCGCAAAAGTTCCTGATGGAAAAAAATCTATTGGGTGATGTAGCGCAGCAACAAAAGATTCAAGAGAAAAACCCCATATACTTACCTGATCCCCTTAAAGTACCCATGGCCGATGTTCTTGAGGGTTCAGTGGCATGGCAAGCAATCCACGGCATACCACTGGCACAAGCAAGCCTCATGACCAATGCTCAAGCCAAAGAGTTTGGCGGTAAGATGCTCAGTGCTACACCAGCCGATAAAGTGAAGATGGTGCAAAGCATACGCCGGCAATATGGAAAGTATGCCAATAACGTCATGCAACAGCTTATAAAACAAGGTGCTGTTCCCCGTGAGTATGGGTTTTTCACAATGATTGACCCCGATTCGGGCGCATTGCCTGATGTGGTTAATGCCATTACCAACAATCAAATTAAATACGATAACGACCAGAAAGCAGCCGTTTCAAAGCGTGTTAGTCAAGCTATGAGTATTGCTACAGAGAGAGCACACCCCGATGTATCCAATGCCCGGAGATTTTTAGGTATGGCCTATCAATCGGCTAGAGAGCTTGTTACCCGGAGAGAATTTGACGCAGCAGCAACCAACACAGGATTGTTTGGTACTCCAGCTTTATTCCCACAAACGACAACGCCTGATGTAAAACTGAAAGCTTTAACCGAATCTTATATGAGTGCCTCCGGCTACAACACCGGAGAATTAACGCAGACTATTGACAATACAATGAACAAATTAACCAATTATTATATGACCGCGCGCGGCTTGTCACAGGATGATGCAATAGCGCAATCAGTGAGAGCAATTACCGGTCAATATGAAATGGTAGATTTTAGAGACAACATTATTCGCTTGCCACGTCAAAGCGTGAACTACAATGATTTGTCGGTACTGCTTGCTAATACGCCTGAAATGGTGAACAAGATTGACTGGCAATTACCCCTAAAGGGCGACTATGGAAGTAAAGCCTCACGCACCGATGAAATTAATTATTTCACACAAAACATTGAAAATGGCCACTGGGCTACAGACCCAACAGACCAAGGCTTGGTATGGGTAAACGCCAATGGCATGGTCAACAAGATGAAGAACGGCAATCCATTGTTTGTTTCCTTTGAATCAATGCAGGGAATGAAACCTATTTACCACGGATTCCAAGATTCAGAGATTGCCACATCCTATGCTAACTCAACCTTTGAACTATTCCAGAAAAACAATGTGGCCTTTAACGTGGATAAATTCGGGCTTGAAAAGAGCAAGAATCCCAAGCTTAAAGACATTCCGCAATCATTCAGTACCTTTGAGAAGATGACGAAGTTTGGCACAGGGCGCGTTCAAGAGTTCTATGACTATCTGTTTGAAGACATGCAAGAGCGTCAACGCAAGGCTACAGCCAAGGGGAATAAATAATGCCTATCAGCACATGGGATGAATTGCCCATACAGGATGAAAACCTAAGCCCCTACAATCTACCGAATCAGATTAACCCCATGCGTGGTGCTGCAACTATGTTCGGGCTTGAGGTATTAAACAACATAGCGACTTACAAGAGCCTAGCCAATACAGCCACGGGTTATGTTAAAGATGCCTATGACGGGCATTTTTCAGAATCACCAGAAGTGAGTGAGCCATTAAGTGCGCAATCACTGGCACGAGTTAAACAATATTATCCAGAGCTTGAGATTGGCAAGGAAGCATCACGCGAACAAGTTGAGGCAGGGATTGACCGCATTGAGCGTGAAAAAGCTATGGAGTATTTGGAAATGCATGCTTCACCGGGCTTTGCTTCAAGTGCTGCATTATTTGGAGGGGGTGTTGCTGGTTCATTAACTGATATCGGTTCATTGTATGGCACAAAGTGGATCACTAAAGGAATTACAAAGGGTAGCGAATTACTCGCAGCCAAAACAGCAGAGAGTGCCGTCACAAGACTTGGCGGTACAGCATCAGTTAGAGCGCAACAGCTAATGGCCGATAATGCCGGTAGCCTTGCATTTTTAAAGGGTGGCATAGGACTTGCGACCTTTACAGGGATAGAAGAACTAGAGCGCATCGGAAGTGCTCGCCTTTCACATGTTCAAACCCCCAACGAGGCCGATTTTCGGTTAATGGATGGGTTGTTTGATATGGCCTCAAGTGGGCTAGTCGGTGGATTGCTTGGCTTTAGTGCCGAGAAACTAACCGGAAAGATGATTGATAAATCCTTTTACATGACACCAGAGCAAAAGGGTTTTGCCAAAGATATGAAGAAAGCAACGAATGCCATTGAGCGTGAGCGCATGCTTAAAAACATTTATCAAATGGGTGTTGGTGAGCCGGACAAAACATTTAAAGCTGCTCAGGTAATAAAGTCATTCTTTCAATCGTCCAAAGAAGAAACAGAGCGTGAAACACTGGATAATGTTTCACAGAGCTTTGAAGCAGGAAAGACCCCGAACAATGATTATATTTTCGAGGTCAACAGACATGAGGCATGGACTCGCTTACAGCGTTATATGAAAGAGGCCAATTTAACCCCTGATGATTTTATTTCATCCCTTGAGAGTATGCGTCCTGAATTACTGGATAACATAGAGCCGGTTGACGTTTATGAATCAGGATCGCTATTTGGTGTTACGGCCAATCCTGAAAAGGTGGCTTTAGAGTCCAATAGAGTTGGGATGATTATAAAGAATGAAACTACAGCCCGTGTCATTGATGCTAAAGTTTTATTTAAAGGCCAAGGCTTGGGCAAGCGTTTATACAAAGCTGCAATTGATGAAGCAATGAAGCGTGGGCTTAACTTTGAGTCGGATGAAACGGTTTCAGAATCGGCTATGCGTGTTTACAAGTCACTTGAAAAAGAGGGCTATCAGTTTGAATACAATCCCAATGTAACCGAGATTGTGAGAGATGACGGGCAGAAAGCCACGCAATCACTAAACCCAGATGAGGCCGTGATTAAATTAATCAAAGCCCCTAAAGAAGTTGATTTAATCCCAAGCATGGACGAGCTGCAAGAGTTCATGACCAACGAGGCATTAATGGATTTAGCCAAGCGCACAGAGGACGAGGTAATACCAACCGATGAAGCCAAGGCAAGCTATTTAAAATCAATGCGTGAAAATTATGTGCCACTGGATGACGTGACAGCCCCATACATGAACACAGAGAACATTGAGCCAACCGACTCACTGGATGCCCGTATTGATGCGTTTGGTGATGAAGAAATGACCGAGCTATCCGAAGCCGGCAATAAATACGCCACATCAGCACTTAACCGTAAAGCCTTGTTAGGCTATGAGGATGTGTTGCGTAATTTTTTAGGCCAGTACTCCGGTACAATTTTAAATGATTTAATCGAGACAGGAATCTTTGACGAGGGCAATTTAAGAGCCATTATAGAAGGGGCTACACTAGATGACGCAGAGGCATTTAATGAATTACTGGAAGCCAGCAAAGGCGATATTCAGTTTTTGGTTGACCGTATTAATTCTATTGCGGATCAATTACGACAAGGACAAGATACACAAGGCGCAATGGCTACCCATGAAATGCTACAGCGAGCCATTGACAATGAGTTCAAATACATTAAATCCCAAGTTATCCGCTCACAGCGTGACGCTATAGCCTTTGAGAATAAAAAGCGAGTGTTGGACAATGCGGTTGACCAGCTTGATACTAAAGATGGTGGCGCATTACGTCAAGCCATGAATGCGTTGCTTGACCGTTCTTTGCTGCAATTCAAAGGAGCGAACGAGGGAACATACCGCAAGATGAATGATGCCGAGGCTTTATTTAAAGCCGAGTTCACCAGATTGCTTGATGACAAAAAGACAATGGAGTTTTGGAACGATACCAACTCAAGTACTGAAATAACACGCGCTATTTACTCGCATGACATGGATATGCCCATGGATGAGTTCAGCGAGCCAGCAAAGAAAATAGCCGAGATGGTCAACAAGTTTTATGATTTGGCCGTTGACCTGTACGCCAAGGAAGGAATTTTGATACCCAAGTTAAAGGGAAGGATTCACCATCAATGGCATAATCCCTATCGAATTTTAAAGATGCCATGGCGTGATAGATTGCGCATGAGCTTTTCAGAGCGCAGAGAGTTTCAGTTTCAAAGATGGTACGACTACATCAAGGATAGAATTGACCTTGCCAAGACATTTGATACCGATGTAATCCCAGAGGAAGGTGAGCCGGCCTATATTGATATTAACGATGAAAACCAAGTGCGTGATTTTTACAGACGCACCTTTGACAAGATTGTAAGCCGTGACTATCGTCGAGAGAAAACAAACCTTTTGACCAAGCGCAGCAAACAAAGAGTATTGCAGTTTAAAAGCCCGGAAGCCTTTGCAGAGTACACCAAGAAGTTTGGCGCGGGGGATGCCCAAGCAGCCGTATTGCGAGAGCTTACCGGGATGTTTCGAGAGATTGAACTGGTTAAGGATTGGGGCGCAGAGCCAGAGGCTATGCTTGAAAACGTATTAGAGCATGCCTCAACCTTACCCGGATGGCAAGACTACTCATTGAGAAAGGATGCCGAGACACCACGCCGATTAATGCACCTTATGCGATTTGGTGCAGCACACAGCACCAGCGAGTGGGGCATGATGTTTTCAGAGCTTGTTTATAATCTCAAAGCCTATGAAAGTGTCACGAAGCTTGGAAACTTATTTTTCTTAAATGCCGGTGATGGACTGATTGCAGCGAATGCCTTAAACCGTTTCAGTATTCCAATGCAAGAATCAATGGCCAAAAGTATCAAAGAGACTCTTTCACGATACTCACCACAAGAGCAGCAAGACTTGTTGAGGATGTTTGGCATAGCCAAGAGCCAATATTTTGGCGGATTTTACCGTCACTTTGAAGACGGCACTTTGTCCACACGATTAAGTAACATGCTCCGAATTACTATGAAGATAACCGGTACAGAGAATAGTGAGTACTCTAACCGTTCAATGATTGGTCAGGTTTTAAGTAACTGGTTTGCAACGCATGTTAAAACAATGGACTTTGAAGCTTTAGACAAAACCAGTAAAGGCACATTAAGCCGTTATGACATAGGCGCGGATGAATGGCATTTATACCGTGATGCAATCAGACAGCACGAGGGAAATGACTATATAGGGTGGGATACCGTTCACGAGATATCAGACCAAAAAATCAGAGACTACCTACACCAAAAGGGTGTGAAATATGTGACAGGTGAGCGTGTTGAAATAACACGGGATGAACTGGCGCAAAAATACCGCCTGATGATGCTTGACCAGATGGATGACGCTTTAAACCGAAAGAGCCTAACCGAAACCGATTTGCTCCGATTTAAGCGTGACCCAACCACACCAAGCCCGATTAATGATGCAATCAATATGTTTATGCTATTCAAGACTTATGGTTTTATGTGGATTCGTAGACACTTAGGCGATCGCATTTATGGACGTGGCGCGACTGGCTTTAGAGTTTCACAGATTCAAGGCACAGCAGATTGGCATGGGCTAATGAAACTCATGATGTTAAGTTTTGCAATGGAGTTAGGCATTAATCAAATGAAGTCTCTAGCAAACCAGCATGAGCCTTTACCCATGAACGGTGAAACGGCTATGGATGCCCTGATTGGTTCACTTGGTCCGATATCCTATTTGACGCGGATTGATGGTCAAAATTTGCTCGGTTCATTGACAAGAATGGCAGCCGGACCAATAGGCGCAGACGCTGAAAAAATAGCCCGTATCGCTACCCAGTTTGAGCGTGGATTTTGGAAGGGTGACTATACCAACGCACAGGTAAACAGCATTAAATTTTTAGCTGATCAATTCGGTGGTGTGCCAATGCTCAAGAGTGCAATAATGACTCTATGGGCAGACAATGCCATACAAAATATTAAAGGCCGAAGGACAGGCCATATTATCGACAATGTAGAGGCCAATACACAATAAGGACATTATCATGACCGTTGCGACTAACCCCCCATTTGACCAGTACATAGCAACTAATGGTCAGACCGTTTTTAATTACACATTCGAGATTGTTGAACAAACCGACTTGCTGGTTTATCAACGCCTAAACACGGATGCCCCTAATGACTTGCTAGACGTGCTTACCTTGAATGTGGATTATACCGTCACAGGGGTTGGCGCAGAAAATGGCGGTACAGTGGTTCTCAATGTTGGCGCAGCCTTAAATGATATTGTTTCTATCAAGCAAAATGTACCCGTCCAAAGAGATACATCATTTACGCCCGGTGGGATATTACGGGCTCAAGACCTTAACAGTGAATTTGATAATCAAACACTCATAGAGCAAGTTTCACGGTTTAATGAATCCGCGCGGATGTTAAGCTATTGGAATAGTGCCATTGTTGTTCCGTTTGTTGATACGATTATCCCAGTACTTGGGGCTAATCAGGTTTGGATCAAGAATGCTAACAATGACGAGATTGTAACATTCCAGATGCCCGGAGACAGTGGCCTTGCACCTAATGACGCTTTATATTTAGTGCAAACCCCGAATCAATACTTACCGAATGCCTTTAACATGGGCGCACTTGGTGACGGTGTTTTAAAGCAAACCGTTGCTCTTGGTATTGCCACACCAGCACTTGCCATCAATGAGGTTGATATCTATGCGCCCGGCATGACAGGGTATTTGGAATCACCTGTAGGAATTAAAGACCTTGATGGAAATATTGTGGTGGCCTTTTCACATCAGGCTAACCCAGCGAATCATATTGCTATCACCAATTCACCTACCAATACCGCACCCGGATTTAATTCAACGGGTGCAGATGCCATTATCGGTATGGGTTTTGCTGCAAAATCCAGTGGGGTATTTAATTTCTATAGCACTGGCGTTAATGTGGTTCAATTCCATACTGGAACAGGCTATCAACGAGTTAGCCAGTTTGCCTTTGCTGATGTATCAGCCGGATACACTTACACATTCCCCGAAGCATCAGGAACAATTGCTTTGCTTGAGGATGGTGTCGTAAGTGTTGAGGGTACAGAGTTTCAAGTTTTGGTAAATGGTACATTCGGTACACCACAAGCCGGTGACTTAATTTTAACCTTACCCCAAGACATAGACCCAACAAGTAGCCCAACATTTGCCAGTGAAACAATTGGCGATATGTTTTTTTCAACGTCAACAATTCAGAATCTTTTGCTGATCACTGATGAAGATGGTGACCCCGTATTTGCTTTTGATGCCTCAAACAATCCGGTCAACTATGTACGAGTAGCAAGCACTGATACAGGGTTACAGCCCGGATTCACAGCCCTTGGGGGTGACACCAATATAGGTATTCATTTAATAGCCAAAGCAGCCGGACAGCATGAGCTATTCAGTACCAGTGATACACCCTTATTAATCAATAACGGCACAGCCTATCAGCGTTTAAATGCGTTTACCTTTGCAGATGTAGCCGGTTCATTTACCTATACATTCCCTGATGCCAATGGTGTAGTGGTGCTTAATGGTTCGAGTCCTACATTTAACGATGTAACGGTTTTAGGTAACTTCATAGATTCCAATGGCAATGATATTTTGCATTTATCTGGCGTGCCTATGGCGGTTAATTTCTTTGCTATAAGCAACGTGCCATCCGGTAACTTGCCAGTATGGGCGGTGGGTGGTGCTGATGCTGATGTAGGAATGAGTATCAATGCAAAGGGTGCTGGAATATTTAAATTTATATCAGCAGCAACCAGCAACCAGATTCATTATGAGCTTGGAACTACATACCAGTTTACAGCAATACATAATTACCCAAACACAGCCAACACGCGCACTTATACATTCCCTGATAACTCAGGAACGATTGCGCTGTTAAGTGATATTCCAGCAGCTACCACACCCACTGTTCAAACCTTTACATCGGGATCGGGTACTTATACGACACCGGCTAATGTGGCTTATATTCGCGTTCGCATGGTTGGCGGTGGTGGTGGTGCTTCGGAATCAGGAACAGCAGCCGGTACCCCAGCAACAGCCGGAGGGAATACCACATTTGGTACAGCCTTATTAGTGGCCAATGGTGGGGGCGCAGCAGTATTCGGCCTGTCTGGTGGTGCTGGTGGTGGTACTGGCGGTGCTGCTTCGATTGCATCACCGGCTTATGGTACGGCACTTACTGGTGGTAGTGGTGGAGGTGGCGTATTTAAAACCGTGTCCACTATCAACCTTGCGGGTGCGTGTGGTGCAGCGTCCTTTTTTGGTGGTCAAGGCCGAGGCGGTCAGCAGCAAGTAGCCGGAGGCAATGGCGCAGCAAACACCGGTGGCGGTGGTGGTGGTGCTGGTGGTGGTAATGGATTGTCTAGTGATACAGCCGGTAATGGTGGGGGATCGGGTGGTTATGTTGAGGCATTTATCCCAACACCGGGCGCAAGTTATGCCTATGCAGTAGGCGCAGGGGGTACTGGTGGTACAGCCGGCACAAGTGGGTTCGCTGGTGGTAATGGCGGATCGGGATATATTGAAGTCACGGAGTATTATTAATGAGAAATTTTGCGCTTAATGGAGCTATGCGGTTTGATCAAAACCATGAGGGTGGTATTTATTACAGTGATCCGAATACAGAGGTTTATAGCCTTGACCAGTGGCGATTTTGTGGCGGTACTTCGGGTATAGGGCGTTTCTCAATGCAGCGTATGCCAATACCCTATAATTTCCACGGCTTTGATTTTATCTTGCAAGCAGCCTCAACCGTACAGCAAACGGTATTGAGTGCCACGGATAATATGCACATTGAATACCCAATTGAGGGATGCAATATCAGCCCGTGGGAATTTGGAGGGGCTAACGCAAAGGACATCACAGTTAGCTTTCAATTCATTGCTACAGTGGCCGGTGAGTTTTCATTTACCCTCATGAATGGAATCAATACCCGTTCCTATGTGACGAGCTTTATTTACACCAATGCAAGCGTTCCGCAATACATCACCATTACCATACCCGGAGATGTGGCCGGAGATTGGGCTACAGATGAATGTACATTCGGTGCTAAATTCATTTGGTCGCTTGGTGTGGGTTCAATGGCTACCACAAGCAACACAGAGGAATGGCAAGCAGCAGCCTATTGGAACAAAGACGGATCAACGCAGATAATGCAGGATGTGGCCAATACCAGCATGTACATAACAGGCTTTCAGGTTGAGCTTGGAAGTGAAGCCACACCCTTTGAGTTTTTGACCTACACCCAAGAGCTTTTATTGTTACAGCGTTATTATTTCAAAACAATACAGCATGGTTTGCCGGTAGCTGGTGGACAAGGTGCAACGGGTGCAGTGACGTACTACTCTAAAAAATCCGGTGTTAATTCGGATGGTGTGGAGTTATACATACCCGTGAGCATGGCAGCCCCTAACGCGCCTGTAAGTTTCTACTCGCCAATTAATGGATCGGGTTTATGGTATAACGCAACGCGCAATGATAACTCAGGCATGCCATTTGTGGTTAATCAAAGCGATAACAAGTTGTTTATCGGAAACCCACAAGCTATATTGGATGGCAATAATAATCTAATGAGCGTTCATGTGGTGGTCAATTCGCGGTTAGGTGGAAGTTAATTTAACAATAACAAGGAGTGTAATAGATGACAGAAGAAACGAAACAGCCGTTAAGTATGATTGAGCGTTTAAAACTACAGCATACCGGCTATTGCCAGCAACACGAAAAGGCCAAGGCTACTGTTTCCCAGCTTGAGGGGGCTATCATTGCAATTGAGAATCTAATCAAGCAGCACCACAAGGACGAGACGGACGCTAAAGCAGCAGCAGAAAAGGAAGCCGAAGCCAAGCGCATTGAAGACCAATTGAAAATTGATGAATTAACCGACATGAAAATGGACATGGAAATACAACAAGGAGCGAATGAAGATGGCCGAGCTAACGACCAAGCAACGGAATAAATTACCCAAGAAAGATTTTGCTATTCCAAGCGAAAGAAAATATCCGATTAACGATAAAGCCCACGCTCAGAATGCCAAGGCACGCGCCACGCAGCAAGAGAATAAAGGCAATATCAGCAAAGCCACTGAAAAGAAAATTGATGCTAAAGCAAATAAAGTTCTTAAAGGTGGTAAGAAAAAGTAATAACTTGTAAGCGGTTTAATTTTATGCTTATAGTTGATGTGTTTAACATGCAAAACATCCATTTCGGGGCGTGTACGTGCCCCTTTTTACAAGGAACGTACAATGCAAAGGACTGCTCTAGTAGGGCTATGCTTGCTAATGATGGGATGTGTTAGACATTATGATATTCGATTTTTAAATCAGCCTGTCATCAAGCCATATGAAAAATTTGATTTCAAACTGGCCGAGCCTTTCGAGGTTCAAATTAAAACCAAGAGGCCACGCACCAGCCGGCTAATAACTATTCGCAAAGGCTTTGTGACAGACCTTGCAAGCGTTCCCCGTATCATGTGGGCATGCTACAGCCCCAACGATGCAAGGACAATACCAGCAGCCATTTTGCACGATTATCTATACCGCTATAAATTAGATTTCACCCGTAAAGAGGTGGATGACATGTTTTACTTTGCCCTTGTAAAAGGCCATACAAAGCCAAGAACAGCCTTAAAATATTATATTGGTGTTCGCCTATTCGGTTGGATGTTCTACCAGAAAAAGGGGCGATAATGGCGCGTAAACAATTAGAGAATAGTGCCATCAAAGCAGCCCTCAAATGGTTTCAATTACAATACCCACGCGCTTTTGATTTGGTGGTTAAAATTGATAATGAGGGAACAAGCAACAGAGCGCAAGCCGTGGCATGTGGTTTACATGTTGGGGCGAGTGACTTGCTTATAGCTTTGCCATTGCATGGCTATGGTGGCTTGTGGTTAGAGGCCAAGCGCGACCACTGGAAGCTAACCAAGAGCCAAATACCCCACGTCACAAGGCAATGGGATTTCATAGACAAAATGCGATCCGTGGGCTATGCCGGTGAATTTTGTATAGGTGTTGATGAATTGATTATTGCATTGCGTGAGTATATGAAAAATGGCCGGATTAATGTATCAAGGCGTGAAGATATCCTTTAGCCATACGGTTTACGCCTAACCTGTCTTTGTTTCGCCGTTCCTGTTTGTGTCATGTACGACTTTAGCCCCATGTAAAAGCAGCGCAGCGCGTCCGCGCAATGGCTTGATACGTCATGCTCAGGCTTGCCATCGTCACCTTTTTTGTACATCTTGAGCAATGATAATCCTTGTTTGGCGTATTCGGTGTGAATGACCGTATACTCAAGCGCCTCACGCACAGCGTCAATACCATCCTGTACATGATGTTGACCAACCACATGGAAACGCCATCCTTGTTGACGGGCAGTTTCAAGTCTTGTTTTTCCCGTTGTAAACTCATGGACGGCAATATCATGGGGTGCAAAATGTGTGCCATGCTTACCGCCATTTGAAGCTATGAAGGCTTTGCAATACTCGATGTAAGAGGACATAGGCCGGCCAACGTCCTCAAAGTAGTGTATCAATCGCACTTCACGGCCAACGACCTGTATAAACCAAATGGCGGTAGCGTCACGAAAACCTAAATCCCAAGCGGTGAAGATGGGGAGCTTTTTATCAATGGGAAACAAGCGCAAGCGGTTTTCTCTTTCAGCCTTGCGCAGTTGATCCGCATAGTACGCACCAATGACCGCAGCCTCAAAGCTTACATAGTATTCTTGCTGTATTGCCTCTTCACTTATTCCGCTGTCACGTTCCTCTTGTATATCGTCCTCAGTGATAATCAAAGAGCCGTCATTGCGCCGTGTTTGGGTTATATCCAGTTTACGCACAAACCATTTAGGGTTATTTAAGTTCTTGTCGTACAGTTCCCAACCGTGGTTATGACCGTTCGGGGTATAGATGAACATAGCCCAACCGCCGTTTTCCCTCAAAATGGGTGACGTATATTGCCAACAGAATGGCGAGCTATGGGCGTACTCATCAAACACAATACCAACAGGGTTCGAGCCTCTTAACTTGTCGTACATATCCGAGCCAACTAACTGGATGATTGACCCATTAATAAGCGTTACGCGCATTTCTACATTATCAATGTGCTTAACTAATTCGGGTGGGTAGTGGTCAAGGTAGCGCATTCCGTCACCGTCAATGCCTAACCAGATTGCTTTTTTTGCTTGGGTTAATTGGGGGAAGCAATGAAAGTACAAACCTACACGCTGAAAGCCGGCACTGATTAAGACATTTAAAGCAGTCTTTGACTTGCCAGCCCTTCGGTGTATCACGTCAACAATACGCTTTATTTTGCGTTCAAAGAGGGCTTTAAAAACGGGCGTTTGATATTCCCTTAAGTCCATCTTATACGGCAGCACAATCCTTTGTGGCCTGATTATCATTAATCCCTCATTTTATGGCCAAGCATTTGGGGTGTTTACACATATCAATATTAATTTTTGCCAAGCACGGTACAAAGTCATGATCACAATAGTTTTCAATCATAGAGTGTACTTTGTTTCCTAGCTCAACCATATCAGGCGCATTTGTATAGTCAGTGACAGCAAGCCTATTCCAAATAAAGCGCAGTTCATCCAGTGTAAAATCATTCATATCAGCACCACACGGGGTTAAGGTAGTCTTTGAGTTCTTTAATAATTGGTTTTACCATATCATAAGGACATGGCTTGTTTACATCGTCCTTGGATAGTAAGCATTCAAAATGCCATTCCCCAGGCCTCATGAATAGAATCATTGAATATCTATCACTAAAGGGTATGTATTCAATGCGCACAAACTCGACCGCCGGCAATTCAATTTCAAAACTGGCTTTCATTATAGCCATTTGGGTTTGAACATAACTAATCATAGAGCAAGCACTATCTGAATCACATCCGGCTTTAATGGTGGGGGTTCTTGAGTTTTGTCTATCACGATAAACTCAGTTTTCATTTTACTCAGCCGCATTGATGTGTATAATTTATCTACTCTTTTCTTGATATCCATACAATTCCAACCACAATTATTCAACTTGTATACTTATTGACTATTTACTAATAGCCTCATTGATTAATGTATAGCACATATACGACTTTTTACCACATAAAAATAATTTATACTTTTTCTTGACACATACGAATCGTATGCAGTATGATACACATGAATTAACAAAAAGGTGTAGAAAAATGAACAAATACGATGCTTGCAGAATATTGAATATAACCGGTGATTATACGCCGGAGATTGTCAAAGCTGCTTACCGTAGGGCGTGCAGTATGTACCATCCTGATCGTAATCCAGCGGGTTTAGAAATGATGAAGCTTGTTAATCAAGCCTATGAAGCCCTAAAGGACACCCAAGGAGAGGCGAACGAGACAATCAATACCCAAGACTATGGCCAAGAGCTTTGCAACGCTTTAAACGCAATTATGGGGCTTGGATTGAATATAGAATTATGTGGTGCTTGGGCGTGGATATCTGGAAACACAAAAGACCACAAAGAGGTGCTTAAAACAAATGGCTTTAAATGGGCAAGCAAAAAACTGATGTGGTACTTTCGTCCAGCCGATGCAAAGACATTCTCAAGGGGTAAAAAATCCATTGATGAAATACGCAGCAAGTACGGTTCAAAGATTGTGACAGGCTTTGCAAACAGAAATGCCATATCACAAAGCGCATAAAAATACCTAACCCAAAATGACACCCTAAAAATGGGGTGTCGTATCGGGTGATAACAGATGATAACAAATGACAGGTGATAAAATGATAATGGAACAAGGCAAGCGATACCGATTAATGGATACAGGCGACACAAGACTTTTAGGCAATTATCAAGTAGTAGATTGCCAAGAGAAAGACACGAAAATGCCCTATGTTTTCGATAGCTATGAAGATGCTTTGAGTAAATTTAACAAAC